ACCCAGATCAAGGACTGCTGCAAAGGCAATAATTTCATTTTTTGTAGATACAACTGGATTTACCACTAAACCTGTCACTCTAACCCTTAAAAAAGGCATTGTAACCACTTCCGCATCTGTCTTTGGGTCAGAAAGTTACTCTTTTTGTGTTCCGAGTGATGTAACAGTACCTGTAGTTGATGGAATTGCTACTTTTAACAATGTTACAATCTATGAAGGGACATTTTTAACCTCAAATTTCACTGTTACAGCAGATACACCTGCTCCTCCTTCAAGATATATCCTCGAAAATGCAAATATTGACACTTCTACCCTTGAAGTGACTGTAAGAGAGACCCAATCTAGCACTTCTTCCAAAAAATACGTATTTTCTGACACTTTAATAGAAGTTACAGACACTTCTAGAGTATATTTCCTTCAAGAAATTGATGATCAGAGATATGAGATGATTTTTGGTGATGGAGTCTTTGGAGAAAAGTTAAAAGCACTGAATTATATTGAAGTTTCCTATATTACTAGTAGCGGAGAGGCAGCAAATGGAGTTTCTTCCTTTAATTTCAATGGAAGATTAGTAGATAACAATAATAACCTTATAAGTACAGGAATTTCTATTCTTTCTACTGTAAGTGAGTCTACAGGAGGCAAAGAAATTGAATCTGTTGACTCAATTAAGCGTTTTGCACCTAAAATTTACTCTGCTTACAATAGAGCAGTTACAGCAGGTGATTATGAGGCACTAATTCCTAAAATTTACCCAGAAACTGAGTCAGTTTCAGCTTTTGGGGGTGAAGAATTGAATCCTCCAAAATATGGAAAGGTTTTTATCACTATAAAACCATTTTATGGTCCTTATGTACCAGATTCCATCAAAAATAACCTTAATACACTGTTGAGGAAGTATTCTGTTGCTGGAATTATTACTGAAATCTTAGATTTGAAGTATTTGTATGTTGAAGCTCATATTAATGCTTATTATAACCCAAGTTTAGCTGCAAATTCAGATGCTGTAAAAGCAGTAGTATCTAATAACATTACTACCTATGCTAATTCTGCTGCAATGAACAAATATGGAGCAAAATTCAAATATAGTAAATTTCAAGCTGTTGTAGACAATAGTAATGATTCTATAACTTCTAATATTACCAAAATAGAAATAAGAAGGGATTTAAAACCTTTATTAAATCAAAATGCAGAATATGAACTTTGTTTTGGTAATTCATTTTATATAAAGAATAATAATGGTTATAATATTAAGTCATCAGGATTTAAAATATTTGGAGT